GGTAACCGTATCATCTCACTGCATGGTATTGATGGTTCGTGCAGCAACCAAGTGTACTTCGGACAGATTGATTTCTTCTGCATTAACGGCAGTATCCGTGGTGAGTACGACAAAGTTCGTAAAAAGAACACATCCAACTTCAGCTTGGATAGTTTCATTTATGAACTGAACCGTTCACGGCGTGACTTCTATGCTGAGACTGCTAAGATGCAGGTCTGGGCGCAGACTGATCTGAAGTACGTCAATGTACAGTCGCTGCTAGAGGAGATGATTACATCTCGTAAGAAAGCTGAAAAGATGTACCAGTTGTACTGTCAAGAGGCAGCACAGCGTGGACATAACAAGTGGGCATTGTACTCAGCGTTCACAAACTATGCATCGTATGCTGATGAACGTAATGGGTTCAACCTACGTAACACTGGACATGATACACAGTCGATCAGCATGTTCACTCGTGAGCAAGAGGTATCCAAGTGGGTATCAGATGATCGGTTCATTACATTGGAGGCTGCGTAATGCAATTGGACTTACCTTTGAACCACGAACCTAGCCTAGAACATTGGGCTAGGGCTTTAGCTGATGATGACGTAGCAACTGGTGAAATTTTAAATTGGGATCATGCATATGAAAGTGCATGGTCTTACATTGAACAGGAGATTGTATGAGAACCTTACCACGATATGTACAACAGCGAGTGTCACCTTCGGGTGACATCTCATATCGTTTCAATCCACCACAGACACTTGTAGATGCGGGTGTTGTAGAACGTTTTGAACTTAGTAATGACCCAAAAAAAGCAAGACAGTGGGCTAAACATGCTAATGATTTGATTGACCAGTATCGTGAAGAACAAGCTAAAGTTGTAGGCTTGAAGCCTAGCAGCAGGGTCACTGACCTGATCAACTTCTACTATCAATCCAATGATTTCAATATGTTACGTGACTCAACTAAAGTAGATTATAGGTACTTCTTAACCATATTACACCAGACAATTGGGTGTCGTAAATACAAAGACGTTACACCTAAAGTTGCGAAGCAAGCATATGAAGATTGGGTTAAGCGTGGCATCAGCTTCGCTAATCATGCGGCAACATGTGCCAGTAGGGTGTACAACTACGCCATACAAATGGAACATGCGGAGCAGAACCCATTCGCAAAGATCAAACGCAAGACTACTCAGCAGCGTAAAGTTGTGTGGACACATGGAGAAGTCAATAAGTTTCTTGATGTAGCATACAGCGACTTTGACTTTCGTAATGTGGGTTTGATTGTACACATGGCGTATGAGTGGTGCCAACGTCTTGGTGATATGCGTATGTTGAAGTGGTCTAACCTTGACTTAGACAAACAGCAGCTTACATTAGAGCAGAGTAAGCGTAGGGCTGATGTGTTCCTGCCTATCTCAGATAACCTGACCGCTATGCTGAAAGAGCAGAAAGCTGACTTTGGTTTTCAGGAATGGGTAGTGCCGCATCCTGTACCTAACAAGGGTATATACAAACCATACGCAATGGAGAGACTATCTAAAGTTGGACGCAGGATCATGAGGTTAGCAAAGCTATCCGAGGAGTTACGTCTAATGGACATACGTAGAACTGGTGTAACCCAAATGGTAGACAAGGGTGTACCTTTACCACAAATAATGGCAGTGACAGGACATACACATGTGTCTTCTGTGAAACCATACATGAAACATACATTCGATAGTGCAAATAGTGCATTGACACAGAGAGATGTACGTGTACAATCGACTGTAAGGAGCAACATTGAAAGTGATACACATGAATGTAATTAATTTTATAAATGATATAACACTTGTTAATGGTGAAACTAAACGTACACATTGTCCTGCATGTGGTGGGCGTAACACGTTTACAGTTACCAACAACATGGGTTCTATTGTATGGAACTGCTACAAGGCAGGGTGTAGTGTGTCTGGTGGTAAGCGCACTCACCTTACTGCCGAAGACATTCGTAAGTCGCTTGGTAGTGTGGCAGAAGAGACACACGCAGTAAAATTCGACAAGCCTGATAACGTAGTCGTGGATTACTCTGCCGTACAGGAGTTCTGTAACGAGTGGCAGCTTGACCCCAAGGAGTTGGGGCTGCTGTACGATGTGAAGGAAGATCGTGTGGTGTTCCCTATTGTACATGCTAACGTTATGCGTGATGCAACAGGTAGATCGTTGTCAAAGCGTTTACCTAAATGGAAAAGATATGGAAATAGTAGCTTGCCATACGCCTTTGGACGTGGTAAAACTGCTATAGTTGTTGAGGACTGCATCAGTGCCGCCGTAGTTGGTGCAACAGAGATGGGGTCTGGATGCTCAGATGATGATGGATTTGTCGGGGTCGCAGTGTTGGGTACATCGTTATCAGAGGGACACAGGCAGTACTTATCGCAGTTCTCAACAGCTATTATCGCACTTGATCCTGACGCACTACCCAAGACACTGCAATTTGCGAAAGAATTACGTGGTCATGTACCGAATGTAAAAGTACTACGACTGCATGACGATCTAAAGTATCGTAACCCTACCGACTTAGAAACATTAACAACACTAGGAGACACATAATGGAATTATCACTTGTACGTAGTCTGATGGACAAAGACTTCTACGACGATCATCGTGGTGCACGTTGCCCTGACAGACTATTCAGCAAGGATGTTCGTAAGATCAAACAATCTATCGACACGGCTATGGACCGCTATGAGCGTAGCGTTACACCTGACGAGATAGAGGCACTGTTCATGGCGAACAATCCTACACTCACAACTGCACAGAAACAGGCGTACAGCCATCTGTTTCGTAGCATCAAGAAAGAATCACCGATGGGTAGTGACGTAGCACAAGAGGTGTTATCTAAACTATTCCAACAGGTGGTGGGAGAAGACATCGCCAACCTTGGCTTCGACTATGTGAATGGAACCAAGGGTACACTTGAACCACTACGTAATCTGCTTGAGCAGTATGGAGATGACTTTACACCTAACCTGAAAGTGGAGTGGGAAGACATCAGTCTTGATACTATCCTGTCTATGACAGACCTTGAGTCACAGTGGACGTTCAACATACCTACCCTTGTACGTAAGGTAGAGGGTATCAATGCAGGTCACTTGATTGAGGTAGGTGCACGGCCTAACACAGGTAAGACATCGTTCCATGCGTCACTGGTGGCAGGGCCGAATGGTTTTGCATGGCAGGGTGCTAAGACAGTTGTCTTGTGTAACGAGGAAGGGTATCACCGTGTTGCACACCGTTACATCACGGCGGCTACTGGCATGGACAAGTACGAGATTGCCAAGAACAAAGGACAGGCCATGTCAATCTTTGACAAGATACGTGACAAGGTTAAGTTCAAGGATGCCACTGGTCGTGACATGTCGTGGGTTGAGTCAGTATGTAAGTCGTACAAACCCGACATCGTTATTCTAGACATGGGCGATAAGTTTGCTCGTACTGGTGGCTATGCACGGCCTGATGAAGCACTGAAAGCTAATGCTATCTATGCCCGTCAGATTGCGAAGCAGCAGAACTGTGCCATCTTCTACATGTCTCAGCTATCAGCAGAGGCAGAGGGTAAGGTTGTACTCAACCAAGCCATGATGGAAGGGTCACGTACAGGTAAGGCAGCAGAAGCTGACTTGATGATCATGATCTCTAAGAACCCTACTGTCGAAGGGCAGGATGAAGAAGACAATCAACGTCACATTAACATCGTGAAGAATAAACTGTCAGGTTGGCATGGTATTGTTCACACAGATTTGGAATATAAGATAGCGAGGTATGTAGCATGAACCACACACACATAAACTGCACATCATGTGGAGAGGAATTGACAGACAAGAACTGGTCAAACTCATGGAAGAAAGTAAACCGCACACAGTGTAAAGCGTGTTCAAAAAACTATAATGATTCCAGTAACGACAATCGTATGTGGGTAGACGGTGAGTACATCAAAGCGTCACACCCATTACATAAACCAGGACGTTATAATTCATTTGGAGAGGCTGCGTTCAAGGCACTTCAAAAGGGAAATGCAACGTCTAATGGATATGTGTATGCAATGCGCAATTCAGCGTGGCCTGAGTGGATAAAGATTGGCAAGGCTGTTGATGTACATGACAGGATAAAAGGATACCAGACGGGTTCGCCAATGCGAGACTATGAATTAATAGGGTACGCAGAATTTACTGATTACAATGGTGCCGAAATTGAAGCACATAATTTTGCAGAGAAACTTGGGGAACGTAAGAACGAATGGTTCAAGATAACAGATAATGAAGCTATGAGGGCTATAAGGAGTGTAGCATGATCTGGGTATTAATATGGTTTCAACTGACTAACACACAGGGTGTGGAGTACTACCAGTTGAATACATTTACAAAGAAAGACGAGTGCATTGCTGCATTAGATGGTGCACAAGTATTGATCCGAAACAACAGTGAGGCAGTTGCATGTCTAGAGGTGAGCACAAAATGATAACAAGCCCACTTAAAGCAATAAGAGCAAAGTGCCTTGACTGTAACTACACTTCAAATGAAGTTGACCTGTGTCCGTGTAAGGACTGCGCCCTCTGGAGTTTTAGACATGGAAAGAATCCATACGTTTCTGGAAGAAAGATGACAGAGGAACAGAAGGCAGCGGCAGTTGAACGGTTAGCAAAAGCAAGAGAGGTGAAGAATGATAGAAGTTAAGTACATAGATCACATGGGTAGTGACATATCAGTTGTTAATGCTGCACGTGTTAGCTTTGGTAAACGTAGTGGGTACAACTACTCAGGTGTAGACACCAATGGTGTACCAGAGAAATACTTAGACCCAAAGGATGCCAAGCTGATTAACTATCTGGCTAAGTACAAGCACAAGTCACCATTCAACCACACGTTTGTTACATTCCACGTCAAGGCACCTATCTTTGTAGCACGTCAGCTTCAGAAACACGAGTATATGCCGTGGAATGAAATCAGCCGTAGGTATGTGGATGATGATCCTGAGTTTTACTTTCCCCTTACGTGGAGAGGACGTAGTACTGACAAGAAACAAGGTAGTGAGGGTGAGGTGAAGAGCAACTTCAACATCAACTAT